GGTCGCGCCGCGAACCATGCCGGAGATCCCGCTGATTCGTTCCATCTCGCCGATGTAGAAGCGGAGGAGCTCGACGGCCATCTGCGGCTGCATCACCGGGGGATTGAGCCACTTCACTTCGGACCCGGGGTTCGTGGTGAGGCGCTGGCCGGGGCGGTTGGTGATCGTCGCACGCGGGATACCCGAGCGCTTGTCCTCGACCATGATCGGGTTGCCCATGAGCCAGATGTTGTGCTCGATGGCGGCCAGGAGCCGGTTGACGCTGACCTGAGCCGAGGCGAGCAGGTCGACCATCGAACGGCCCCAGAACTCGCCCATCTCCTGCTCGACGAATCGATCGTAGGGGTGCTTGCCGTGCGACCAGAGATCGTCGGCGAACTCGTCGAGGAGCACCGTGGCGCCGCAGTAGACGACGCAGCGCCACGAATCGGTGCGCGGCTTGTCGGGCCGGGTCATCGGGTTCCGCTCCTCGTCCTCGTCGAGAAGCTCGCGGGGCGTCGTCGGATCGGCGGCCAGCTCGAGCTCGGGCACCCGGGCGTCCGACGTCTCGCGGAGCCACGCGTAGTACACGACGACGTGATCGGTGGCCGAACGGAACGGCGCCGACTTCTCGGTGGTGAGCGACCAGCGCGGATTCGTGTCGTTGCCGGCGGGATTCTTGCCAGACCGACCGAGAGGCTCGAGCCCACCCGACCCCTGACCGCGGTCGCCGAGCTGCGACGGCGAATCGTCGGGGAGTGATTCGGTCCCGTCGCCGCCGACGAGCTGGCCGGCCGCCCCGGGGAACCGGCGGTCGAGCTCCGCGATGCTGATTCGCTGGACTTCGAACATGTAATTCGCGTCGTCGAGCGAATGGGCGTCGGGGTCGGGGTAGAAGCAGAACGGGTCGACGCGCTTCATGGTGACGTTGCCGAGCCCGTCGACCGCGGTGGGGTCCCAGAGCGTCTTGGAGATCCCCGTCCCGTACATCTGGACGTCCCACAGCATCCGCTCGAGCTCCGGGTCGAATCGCTGCTCGTCCCAGCAGCTATTCATCGTGATCTTCAGGTCGTTGCCCAAGTCGAGGTAGAAGTCGTAGAACGCCGAATTGGGGTCCGACACCGGCATCGCGTCGAACTGCGGGGTCGTCTCCCGCACCCACGCGACCCGGGCCGACAGGATCGGGAAGATCTCAGGGACGTCGGGCGCCGGCTTCCACGAGGCGCGGCTGGCGGACCAGGGCCGGGAGTTGACGATGGCGTAGTTACGGAGCCAGCGCGACACCATCGGCCGGCGGCGAGAGCGCGCGTCCTGAAACAGCGTGTCGAGCTCGCCGATGAGGTGAGCGTCCGTCTGCTGGGTGCGAGTAGAGGCGGACGCGGTGCTGGCCATGCCGGGATGTTAGCTGGATGACGGGATGATTCGCTGAATGGCTACCGGAGCGGCGACATCCAGCGGTTGTTGCGGTGCACCCAATTCGCGAACTCCTGCTCGCGGTGCTCTTCGGCCGCATCGGTGCTGCACCGGTCGAGCTCGTGGTGCCCGTGATGCCGCGGCTTCTGCTCGCAGATCGGGCACAGGTCCGGCCGGGGACTCACGCCGCGGCCTCCTTGTTCGGCTTCCCCGCGCCGTCGTGCGCGGCCTTCATGGCGTCCTCGAGCGCCTGACCGGTCGGGTCCCGGTGTGATTCGGTCGCCGGCTGGATCTCGGAGTGGTGCATCGCCTGGAGCTTCGGCTCGTAGCCGGTGCGAGCAACCGAGTCCTCGGTGATCTGCTTCATCGCCTCGGTGACGTGCTTCTGGTCGGAGACGAGCCGGCCGAGGGAGGGGGAGTAGTACTGCTGGGGGACCGGCGCGATGAATGGGGCGTCGGTCTTGTAGTCGCGCACCATCTGCACGAACGCTTCCCCGGGCTCAGTGCATGAATCGCATCCGACGTAGCTCGGCGGCCCGATCTTGATGGGCCCGAACTCCTCGGTAGTCGCACCGCAATTCGGGCAGATGAATCCGTACATGGGCATGTTCAGTAATCCTCATCGGGTTCGACTTGCTCAATGACGCCGTAAAGGTCATCGGGAAAGTGGTCTTGTAGATCGTTCTGCAGACCCGGCACGGCGGACGCCTGTTCGGCGGTGAGCCCGAGCCGCTGCATGTAGTCGCTCGCCTTCACGGGGTCGGCGAGCTGCATGTTCGTCGTGACGCCGTGCGTCTGCTGGCCGTAGCCGAGCGGGGGAGCGTCGGTGAAGTGGATCGCCAGCGCGATCAGCAGCGCCATCACCGTGTCGTCGTTCGGCGAGCCGTCGCCGTTGCCGTACCCACCGTTCGGCAACGTGACGTAGTTCTTCATCTCCTTGTAGGTGATCGGGTCGTGAATCAGCAGGCTCGATTGAGTCAGCGCGTTGATTCCGTAACCGACCGCGATGTGCTTGGTCTGCAACGACGTCGACCAGCCCCATTGCGAGCCGGTAAGCTTGCCGGGCGTCTTGTCCAGCTTCTCGGCGCGCATGTAGATGTTCGGGTAGGCGAGCCCCTGCAGGGTGCCGATCGTCAGCCCGCCGGGGCCTTCGACCTCGGGCCCGACGGTGGCGAAGTTGTAGTACTCACCGAGGCGGTAGAGGTGCTTGCCGAACTCGACCGCATCGCAGCGGAGACGCATCACAGCGACCTGCTCGAGCGTGCGTCGATTCACGACCTGGGCCACCGCGTAGTCGCCGCGGGTCGTGTTCGTCGGGTCGGCGCCAATCACGTACTCGCCGAACTCCATGTCCCGCGACGGCGCCTTGAACACGACCAGGTGGCCGTCGGCGCTGGCCTTGAACTTCACGCCCTCGTGGTCCTCGATCAGGAGCCCGCGGTAGCCGGCGTCAGGCACGTAGTGGGCCTTGAGCGCGTCGGCCGGGAACGCATTCGTGCCGGTCGACAAGAACGCTTCTTCGGGGTCTGCGGGGAACTCCTGGTGGAACTGCAGGAGGTCGCCGCCGAGGTCGCGAATCTTCCAGCGGCGCCACGCCAGCTGGTCGTCGTCGATACCCAATCGTCTGAGAACGCGCTCGTCCTCGGTGTACGACGCGATGACCGGGGAGATCCCGATGGCCGTGGCCCGGTAGACCTCGTGCTGGTGCCACGCGAAGAACAGCGGCACGAACATCGTCTCGCCAGCGACGGCCATCTCCCACTCGGTGTGGAAGGCGTTGCCGACGCCATTCGCGGTGGACTCGATCGCCATGAAGGTCGACGGCACCGGGTGGATCGCGTTCTTGAGCGCGTTGATCGTGCGCTTCGGATCAGGGTAGAACGCGGCCTCGGACTGGTGAATGAATCGCTTCGTCGTGCCGCGGCCCGTCTCACGGTTGCCGGCCGTCGCGACGTTGAGCCAGGAGTTGTTGTGCTCCCACTCGAGCGTCGCCTTGCTGTCCGACTTCAGCGGGTAGAGCGGCGCGAATGGGTCGTACGCCCGGTACCGCTTCACCATGCCGAGGAGGTTGCCGCCCGTCTCGCGATCGTGGGCCATGACGAGCCCGAAGTAGTTGTCGAACAGGTGGCAGAGCTGGTAGCCGACGGCGCCGATCATCGTCGAGAACCCGATCTGACGGGCCTTCAAGATGATGTTGCGCGCGTAGCCGCGGTCCTTGAACTGGTCCTCGACGGACTGCAGGAACATCAGCTGCCCGGGGTTGGGCCGGAACCGACGGATTCGACCGCGGTCGTCGAGGATCGTCAGTCGACGGATGCCCGGCAGGAGCAGCGACGACGTGGCGGTGGAGGTCGTCACGTGGCGTCCTCGGGCGGCGCGGGCTGCTCGATGTCGCCCAGCGCGTCGTACTCCTCGTCGTTCAGCATGTCGGCGTACCGGCCGAGGAGGGCGCGGCCGAGCTCGTCGCGGTAGCCGTCGAGCTCGGCGCGCATCTTCGTCAGGCCGTCGTCCACCTTCTCGTCGTCGATCTGCTTTGAGAGGATCGGGAGGAACTTGACGATCAGCTTCGTGCGCTCGGCTGGGGGAGCCGAGGCGAGCTGCTGACGGATGTCGGAAACCATGCGCGCGAGGAGTTGCCGCGCGTCGTCGCGCGGATCGGCGGGCAGCTCAGTCGCGTCGCTCATGGCTACTTCGGTGCCTCGAGCACCAGCAGCATCTCGCCGGCCACGCGGGCGTCGTGATTCGCGCCGTGCTTCATTCGCGGCGTGGTGACCCGGCGGGCCTCGATCAGCTTGAAGCCGAGGTGCAGCCACGACTGCAGGTGCCACTCGACGACGTGTTGCTCGACGTGATTCGCGATGAAGTTCGAGACGTTGATGATGACCAGGCCGCCGGGGCGCACCAGACCGGCGCACTCGGCCCAGACCTCCGAATGCAGGATTCGGTACTCGTCGTTGCGCCAGTGCAGAGCGCCGGTGTTCCCCTCGGTCAGCGGGCGCCCGAGCGAGATCCGGTAGGTGTGCCGGCGGCTGCCGTCGCGCCCGTCGTACGAATCGGCCATCCGATTGCCGTAGGCGGGGGAGGTCACGATCGCGTCCCAGGGTCCGAGCTCCTTCAGGCCGGACAGGTTGCGCGAATCGCCGGTGACGGTGAATGGCGACTGCTGGGCCCACTCCGGCTCGAGCTCGACGCCCCACGTCTCGTGGCCGCCGCGGTCGGGGTCGCGCAGGACATGAATCCCACCAACGCCAGCGAACGGGTCGAGGATTCGCTGGCCGGTGCCGGCGTACTCCTGCAGGGCGTCCTCGATCGCTTCGAGGATGGAGGGGGAGAACTTCGCCGGATGCGGGGTGGGCCCGTCGGCTTCGACGATGTTCGCGACGTTGGCCGGATCAGTGGTCGATTCGTAGAGCTCGAGGGGCGCGGTGCCAGCGACATCGAATTCGTCGACCGGCGCGATTGCTGCCCAACCTTCGGCGTCGAACTCCTCGACGTACGTGCGCTCGATGTCGCTGTAGTCGGTCGGGCCATCCTCGGCGAGCACCACCGGCGCCGCTTTGGACATCCCCGGGGTGCCGATCGCCTCGTACGCCTCCCGCGCCTTCCGGTCGAGCTCGGCTGCTTCGGCCTCGGTCATCTGCGTCTGGTTACTCATCTGGTCATCCATTCGTAGTCACCGCCGTCGTCACCCAGCTCGGCGAAGATGTCGCGCTGGCCGTCGATCTGCGGCTTGGGGGGTTTCTTCTTGCGATCAGGGTTGGGCGCCGGCCGCTTCTTCACGCCGAGCGCGACCTTGGCCTCGGTCATCGCGGCGCCGTCGCGGGCGGGGAGCCCGCCGACCTGGGCCCGTGGCACGTGGGGCTTCGCAGCCTTCTTGCCGAGGATGGCGTTGCACCGTGGGCACGTGACGTACGCGCGATTCGCGACGACGGGCCGAATGATCCGCGCCTCGGCCGTCGAGCACAGGGCGAGGCGTTCGCCCCCGCGCGTCGTCAGGTGGTGAAGGACGCGCTTACTCGTCGTCGTCATCGCCGTAGTGGTCGAGCTGCTTGCGCGCGAACGCGATGAAGAACAGCGTCTCGCCCGGTCGGTCGGTGATCTTGAGCGCGTCGTACTTCTCGCTGAACTCGACGGCGAGCGGGATCTTGACGCCGCCCGTCGAGGAGTCACCGGTGAAGCCGGCCACGTAGGCGGCGAACTGCGTCACCGTCTCGAACTCGGTCCCGTCGTCGGGGAGGTTGATCGTGACGGTCGGCATCAGCCACCGCCTCGAATCGCTCCGCACGTCACGCAGGCCTTGCCGCCGTCGGTCACATGTCCTCCCCGATGAGGCTGGGCGGCGGCAGCATCGCTCCACCGCCACCACCCAGCCCGGCGTCGTTGAATGTCAGAACCCCAGCAGGACCGTCGTCCGTCCAGTCCGGGCCGTCCTCCGCAAGCTCGTCGCGCTCGGCCCACTCCATCGCCTCGGCCAGCTGCTCCTCGATCGTCTTGTGCTGCGGCACCATCTCGGTCGGGACTGCCGCCTGGATCGCACCCTCGACCGCCGATCGCATCGTCTCGGCGGTGCTGGCGACCGTTTCCTGGGCCAGCTTCCCCGTGGTCTGCAGGATCTTGTCGAGGAGCATGGCCAAGCCGATCAGCCCGGCAACGATCAGAGCAAGCTGTACGGTGCGTGAACGATTCTGCTGCATGGCGGGACAGATTAGCGGTATATCCGACTGTCGTCTAGTACCTGTCCCGGGATTCCTCCAGCTACCAGCCCCCCGACGGCACCCCAACAGCCCTCAACCCCCGAGTTCTCGGCGTTCCTGACCGCTAACTCAGATCGGTATTGCAGTACCAGAAATCTGCGAAGTTGGGTCGCTCGCAGACTGCGCCGTCCGCCGGCGTGGGGGGAGGGGGGTGGGCAAATTGGGATCGGCGGACTGATGGGCGGGGACGGACCGACGGACGGGCTCGAGCGGCCCGCGGGCGCCCGCGGGTGCGCGCCCGCGGGCCCGCGCGTGTACGTGCGTGCGCGTGCGCGTGATACGTGCGCGTATGTGGCGCGTGCGATTGCGTGCGCGTATGCGCGCGTGCGTAGCTGGACGATTCGCGGTGCTCGGGAATGATGCTCGGGAAATGTTTCGCGAATGACTGGACAAGCGGGACGAATGGCGCGATGATCGTGTTTCCTCCCGCAACCAGGCGGGACGGACCGGCGACCAGACATCCCGGGTACAGGCAGGACACATGACATGCCAAAGCCAACGATTCGATACGGCAAGGAAACGCCGACTCGACTCCAGTTCGATTCGATCGACTGGTGCGCGTACGTGATCCCGGG